CTATATTACGATCTTTACAGAACTCTCTTGCTGCTTTCCACTTTGCTTGATTAACTGCATACGTTCTTACTGAGTATGCCCATGACTTAGTTCTCTTCTTGGGGTTTTGAGGTGGCATTTTAGTTTGACTTTTTGGTTTTACTTCAATGACCACTGATCTTCTTTTACCAGAACTATCTTTATACTTAATATAAAAATCAGGAAAGTATCTATGTACTCTATTATCTATAGGAGAACGATAAGGAATCCAGAATTCTTCTGACTGCCACTCACTTACATTCTCTGTAAGATCACAATAGTTCATAAACTTTCTTTCCCAAAGTGACCGATAAACTATGTTAGTCGGGTCTCCTTTGTACTTTTTAGGGTACCTCGGATAATATTTTCCATTATATGACATACATATATTAGTAGAACTAGTTTAAAAAGTATTTAGATGGCTATAACAAATGACGAGTTATATTTAACAATGCCTGAGATGAGTGAGGTTCTGAAGAAACTTTCACTCACTAGTCAATTTAAAGTCTCCTTGGATCTTAACCGTTCAAGTACGGATAGTAATAAATTGTCTAAGTATTTAACTGACTGTGGTATATTTACTGAGAAGAGATCATCTTCTGATAGTTATGATTTCATGTGTTCTGAAGCAAACCTTCCAAGTTCTTCTTTAGAAATGTCAGAAGAGATGGGAAGTCGTCAAGGTACGATTGAAAGATTTGCAACTCGAAGATTATATAATGAGTTTGATTTTACATTCTATGTGGATAGTGAATACAATGTCTTACGTTTGTTTGAAGAGTGGATGAATTTTATTAGTCCAGTATATGATGGGTTTTCAATGTATGAGGGAGCTCCTCAAAGTCAATTGGGAACTTATGGTGATAGAAATAATTTCTCAAGGTTTAGATATCCGAATGAATATAAGAGGAGGATTGCTATTACTAAGTTTGAAAGAGATTTCTTAAAGAAACCTAATGAAGCACAAGCATCGTATGGTAACCTTACGAATCAAACTTTATTAACTTATCAATTTATTGATGCATTTCCAGTGAATATAAATGCTGTACCTTTAACTTATGAGGGTAGTTCGATTACTCAAGTATCAGTTGGATTCAATTATCTAAGACATACAGTATCGAAACATGGTGCTAAAGAGGTCAATACAATTGGATTATTCTAAAAACCCTGCTATATAAATTACGACTTGTTATAGTTTATTATGCCTTTACCAAAAATTGCTACTCCAACTTATGAGTTGGTACTGCCTTCAACTGGAAAGAAGATTAAATATCGTCCATTTTTAGTCAAAGAAGAGAAGGTTCTTGTTCTTGCTTTAGAGAGCGAAGATGTTACACAAATTACGAATGCTATCAAAGCAATTCTAAAAGATTGTATTAGTACTAGAATTAAAATTGATACTCTTCCAACATTTGATATTGAATATTTGTTTTTAAATATTCGTGCGAAGTCTGTAGGAGAAGCATTAGATCTGGTTGTGACTTGTCCTGATGATAATGAAACTACTGTACCTGTGAAAGTTTTTATTGATGAGATTGAAGTCTTACAAGATGAAGATCATAGTACAGATATTAGTTTGGATGGTAATCTTACATTAAGAATGAAGTATCCATCACTGGAACAATTTATTGAAAATAATTTTGAATATGGTGCGACTGAAGTATCTCAAATTGAACAATCATTTGATGTAATTGCATCATGTATTGATATGGTATTTGATAGAGAGGATTCTTGGGCAGCATCAGATTGTACTAAGAAAGAACTTCTTGAATGGCTTGAGAGTTTAAATTCATCTCAATTTAAAGAAGTTGAAAAGTTCTTTGAGACAATGCCTAAGTTATCTCATACATTCAAGGTTACAAATCCTAATACAAAAGTTGAAAGTGAAGTAACATTGGAGGGACTGTCGAGTTTTTTCGACTAAGTATGTCTCATATTGATCTTGAGTCATACTTTAAAATTAACTTTTCTTTAATGCAACACCATAAATATTCATTAAGTGACATTGAAAACATGATGCCTTGGGAGAGAGATATCTATCTTACTCTATTGAATCAATATATTGAAGAAGAGAATGCTAAACTTCAAGAGGGTCAATAGTGGCAATTACTGCTTTATTTGGTGCAGCTAAAATAGGAATGGGGATGAAGAGTTTCATTTCTGGTGGAGCCAAACTGGGTTCTTCTGTACTTGGTGCTGCAAAGAATACTGCTGTAGGAGTTAAGAAAACTGCACAGTCTCTTGTACCTCAGAAGAAAGAAGAGAAAGGGAATAAATTTGTAGGTAACTATACAAGTTTTTTTGGATCAAAGAAGACGGAAAAGATTTTAAGAAAGAATTTAAAGTTACTTAGAGATTCGTTAGTTAATACTTTCGAGATTGCCAGATATTTGAAAGCAGCAATTATCGACATAACTAAAGGTCTTAAAGGTGGTGGTAAAGGTGGATTGTTTGGTGGACTTGGTGGGATGTTTGGTATGCTTGGTGGAATAGTTGGAATATTTTCTGGTCTTTTTGCGTTGTTAACTAATCCTTGGATAGCAGCAATTCTTGCTGGAACATTATTTCTTAATAAAGATGTCAGAGACGCAATAATTGGTTTTATGCGTCCAATTATAGTATCAATTGCAAAAGCCCTATACAAAGATAGCATCTTTAGAGGATGGTGGGGTGAAGGTGATTTGGATGCTATGGGTAAGAGGGTAAATGAATCTGTTGAAGATATTGGTGGGGCAAGAACACTTGCAGTATTGAAAGAAGAAGAGAAAAGATTAGCAGCATTACAT